AACCCTTCATATAGCTCAAACGTCAATTTATCGGACACCGGGCAGCAGTTGCTTGATGCGAATAATCAATCGGCGCTCGGATTGGCAGGGCTGCAAAGCGGTGCAGAGCAGCGTGTAGCGCAGACGATGGGGCAGCCGATGGATCAAACATCGGTGCAGGATACGGCAGATCGTGCCTACCAGAACTACACCAGCAGGCTTGATCCTCAGTGGCAACAGAATCAGGCAACGACTGAAACGCAGCTACGCAATCAAGGTTTGGTACCTGGTGGCGAGGGTTACGACAACGCCATGCGGAATTTCAACAATGCCCGTAATGACGCATATACACAGGCAAACACGGCATCTATTAACACCATGCCGCAAACATACCAACTTGCCAACGCTCAATACAATCAGCCATTGAACGCGCTGAATGCGCTGCGTAGCGGTTCGCAGGTTCAGAATCCTAGCTTTACATCGACACCACAGCAGCAGACGACGACAGGGGCGAACCTATTAGGTGCAGCAGGACAGACCGGGCAATACAACCAAGGGCTGTATAACGCGGGCGTGAGTCAGGCGAACGCCTTCAATAGCGGGCTGTTTAGTCTTGGTTCTGCTTACTTGGGAAAATAGTATGGCAACCCAAAACCCATCATTCGGCTTCACCGATTACGGCACAGAATCAGCGGACATTGAGCGCCGGCGCAAGTACGCGGAAATGCTCCGTGAGCAGTCTATGCAGCCTCTGGAGGGCGGTATGGCGGGCGGGTGGGCTATCCCCATCAGTCCGACTCAAGGGCTTGCCAAAGCATTGCAGGCTTATGCTGGCGCTAAGGGGATGCAGCAGGCAACTAATGAACAGAAAGCTCTAGGTGGAAGGTATCAATCCGACTTGGCAAAAGCGTTGCAAGCAGCAGACTTGGCTAGGACAGGACGTGCTGCAATGCCATCAAAAACTGTTGGTGATCCTTTATATGAAGGGGAAATGACCACGCCAGCAACGCCAGAGGTTAAACCGGATAAAGGCGCTGAAATTCAGGCATTAATGAGCCATCCTTTAACGCAATCTTTAGGAATGCAGGAATACCAAAAGAATGCAGAGGAAGCAAGACGGAAAATGATGCTGCAATCTTTAGGATTTGGCGCACAGCAAGCAAATCCACAGCAAGCGTTATCTGCTGAGTCTATGGGTGGTGGACAAGCAGGGCCAACTAATGCAGCCGCATCTAGGCTTGGACAACCGAATGCAGGTATGTCTGTTAGTCCAATGACAACGCAATTGCTAATGGCAGGAACAGCAGACCCGTTTCCAAAATTGGCAGAATTCCAAAATGCTAATGAAATAGAAAAACGTAAAGTTACTGCTGGTCGCGCTGGCGCTCCAATGTGGGGGCAGGATGCCAATGGCAACCCGATAATTATCGGGTTTAATCCGAAACTGGAATCAGGACAAACAATGTCACCACAAGGCAATGTTTCTACTGTTCCCGGCTATTTGCAATCTCAATCAGAACTAGGACTTACTCCATATCAGGAAGTAAAAAACCCGGATCAAACAACATCGTTTATTCCAAAGAATCAACTTTTGCAACCACAAGGACAGCAACAGCTACAACAACAGGGACAACCTCAACCGGGACAAATGCCGGTAACCCCATTTAATCAATTGCCTGCCAATGAGCAACAGTTGGCTAGATCGGTTCAAGCAGCGGCAGATCAAGGTCAACCGTTGACTTTGCGCGGGCCGCAGCCTGGCCCTGCTAAATATGGGCAGACGCAACAACAGCAAATACAACAAAAGGAAGCGGAGAAGGTTGCTACTGTTTCTGGCGAGGGAGTTGGGAAAATATATAACGATATTCAAGAATCTTCGTTTAGCGCAAACAGAAGGAAACTGAATATTGATCGTCTTGGTGATTTGTTGTCTAAGTTGCAAACTGGAAAACTTACTCCAATTGGAACCGAACTTTCTGCTTGGGCTAAGTCATTTGGTATTCCTGTTGGTGAAAATGTTGGTAATGCACAAGCCGCTACTGCTATTGCGAATGAATTAGCGTTGCAATTACGAAATCCGCAAGGTGGCGCTGGAATGCCTGGGGCATTGTCTGATTCAGACAGAAATTTCCTTGTTTCAATGCTTGCAAGTATTGGAAAAGACCCACAAGCCAACACAATTTTGCTTGATGGGATGAAGAAACTGGCAGATCGCGACCAGCAAATTGCAAAACTGGCGCGAGATTATAAAAAGAAAAACGGTGGTTTTGATGAAGGTTTTTTGAGTGAGGTTGAGCAGTTCGCTAACGAAAACCCATTATTTGATCAACCTAATAAGCCTACTTCTCAACAGCCTTTGCCTGGAATGCCTGCTGGTTCTGTAAGAATTGGCAAAACTCCTGAGGGCCGCACTGTGTATAAAGCCCCTAACGGAAAGCAATACGTCGAATAATGGATACTGAATACACCGGGCCGATCATTCCAGAAGAATACAGTGGAACTGTAGTCCCTGATGCTCCGTTGACGCGCCAACAGAAAATGAGCGCGACACTAAGTAAGTTTAAAAATCCGCCAGAATATAACGGAAAGTTGCTTGGTGACGTTGGTGATTTTATAGGAAAGGCAGCATATAACGCTGGCGGATGGGTAACGGATAAAGCAGCCAATATGGGCGCTTCTCCTGAAGTTTCTGCTGGGCTTGGAACGGCTGCTAATTTTGCAACACAAGCTATTCCTGCATTTATGATGGGTGGTCGTTCATTGCCAGCCCATCCGGGATCAATCCAATCCGCTGCAAGTTTGATTGGGAATGTAGCTGAAAAGCCTTCATTTTTGCGTGGGATGGCTGAATCAGTAATGCAGAATGCGGTAAAGCCTGCGCCAAAAGACCTGGCAACAGGCAAAGCACAACGAGCAATAGGGACAATGCTTGATGAAGGATATTCACCAACAGTATCTAGCACTGCAAAACTAAAAGCAGACGCATTGCGCCAGAATGCGATTGTTGAGCAGGCTATTAATGACGCTAAAAACGCCGGGGTAACAATCCCGAAAGGTTCTGCTCCTTCAAGAATTCAGCCACTGATAAGCGATTTAGAACAAAAGAATGCGCTACCTTCTGCACAACGGGCCGCAATGGAAGGGGTGTATGACGAATATTTGTCTAATCCGCTTATACCAAATCAAATTCCTGTTGATAGAGCGCAGCAGTTTAAACAGACGCTTTATACAGAATTAAAAAACAAATACGGCACTCTTTCAGAGGGTTCTGAGGCTGCTAAAAAGGCATTGGCTAGAGGACTTCGAGAAGATTTGGAGTCGGCTGTTCCTGGAGTGGTTGCTCCTAACGCAAAGGCGTCTGAGCTTTGGAATGCGCTTAATGTTGCCGAAAGACGAGCATTAATTCAAGGGAATAATTCAATTCCAAGCCTTCCATTCTTAGCTGGAAATCCGCAAGCGATGGGGGCATTTACGGCGGCTAGAAGCCAATACATAAAATCAATGCTTGCTCATGCACTCAATTCGCTTGATAAAGGCATTCCAATGGCAGCACGAAACGCCGTAGCAACATTGCCTATCGCAACGCGCAACAGCAGAGAAACGCAAGCAGGACAACAACAGTGATGCTATTCGGCATTCTTTTTTCTTCGGCCTGGTTTTCCTATTTTGTAGAAAAGTTCCTCAATTTGGATTTTTCCGCCGTAATAACAAAACCTATCCCAAGCGGCTTTGCATTGGCGGCAACTGCGATTGTCCTTATAGATATATGTGTTTTCAGGGGTAAATTCATGGCCGCGTTTGCAATGAGTTTGCGCTCGTTTCTTATCTGCATGGGCTTTGATTGCGGCAACATTAGTAAGTCTCGAATTAAGAGCTTGATCTCTTTGAGTGGCCCACCTACAGTTTTCTGGAGAATATGGGCCATTATTATTGATACGATCAATCGAATGTCTTGGTGGTCTTTCTCCCATATCAGATACAAAGTTTTTAAATCCCAATCCTCTTGGCGAAACAACTCTCCATCTATCACAAACAATAATTCCTCTGCCGCCCCAATATTTGTAGTCTTTTCTATTTGGGTTTGTGCATCGCTGAATCATGTTTGCCCAAGTGTTGTAAAGAGACTGAAGGGTTTTATCTCGCATTTGTTATCTCCTATTGTAGGAGTTAATTATAACACAGTAAATTCGGGGAATACAGATGGCCTATAACGGAAGCGGGACATTTAACCTGTACACACCGGGAAATCCCGTGGTGACAGGAAGCACCATTAGTTCAACCTGGGCGAACGCAACCCTATCTGACCTAGCAACCGGCCTGACCACGGCGATAACGAAGGACGGTCAGACAACGATAACAGCCGCAATCCCGTTTGCTCAAGGCGCAAGTTTTGGCGGCGCTTTTGTTCTCGACTCCAGCGGCAATCTAGCGGTCACGACGAACAAGTTTACCGTTACGGCAGCGAGTGGGAATACTGCTGTTGCTGGAACGCTTGCGGTTACAGGTCACACGACATTTGAAGGCGTAACCTCTACCGGAGCAACGGGAACCGGGAAGCTGGTCTATGACACGTCGCCAACGCTGGTGACGCCTAATCTTGGTACGCCTAGCGCATTGGTTGGTACGAACATCACAGGAACAGCGGCAGGGCTGACTGCAGGGGCTGCAACTACGGCCACTAGCGCCACATCAGCAGCAACCCTGACAACGCCGCGCACGATTAACGGCGTTTCGTTCAACGGGTCTGCAAATATCACTGTGCCATCGGATGTTTATACCGGCACAACGGCATCCAATCTGGACTTCCCGGTCGGCACCATTATTGCGGTTCGAGATACGGCAAGCGGAACTATGACCAGAAATAATACTGTTGTTCCGTACCTTGATAGTGGATTGGTGGCGAATGCAGGATATAGCAACACCGTAAGCGGTACTGCGCTCACAGGCACATGGAACCTTCGCGGTTTAGCGTGCTATGTCGGTGGCGGCGCTGTTATTTATTTAGCCCAAAGAACAGCTTAAAAGTGACTACAACTAAAAGGGAAATAAACGTGTCAGACGAAATCAAGTTTTTAGCAACAGCGTTGGATTATGCCTGGGTCGCAGTATTGGGTCTGGTAGGTATTGTCTATAAATCCAATTCGCAACGACTCGACGAAGTTGCTAAAACGGCAGCGGCGGCACTGACACGCAAAGAGTTCGAGGTATATGCGGAGTCCACTAAATGCTCTCGGCGTAGTATGAAAGAAAGTGTGCATGTGCTGAACGAAGGCCAAGCAAAATTGCTAGAAGCGATTTCACGCATTGAAGGCAAGTTGGAAAAATGAAAATTGGGCCTAAAGGGATGGCGTTAATCCAAGAATTTGAGGGTTGCAAGCTAACGTCATACCTTGATTCTGTTGGAATCTGTACAGTCGGATGGGGGTCTACGGGCGAGGATGTAAAGCCGGGGTTGACGATCACACAGGCGCAGGCAGATCGGCGCCTACGCGACCACCTGGCCGGGGTAGAGGCTCGTATAGACGTACTGGTGAAGGTTCCCCTGACTCAGAATCAATTCGATGCGCTGTGCAGCTTTACCTACAATCTTGGCGCAGGCGCGTTGCGTACGTCCACCTTGTTGCAACTGGTCAATCTTGGCGACTTCGCCGGGGCGTCAAAACAGTTTTTAAGGTGGGACAAGGCAGGCGGGAAACCGTTGGCGGGGCTGACCCGGCGCAGACACGCTGAAATGGCATTGTTTGAGGAGAAATAAGATGGCACTCGATCCGCTCACGGCAGTCTTGGACATTGGCAGCAAAGTCATTGATCGACTTTGGCCTGATCCAGCCACTAGGGACGCGGCCAAGCTGGAACTTTTCAAGGCTCAACAGGCCGGGGATTTGGAAGAAGCGCGGCAGGTCTTTGAACTTGCCAAGGGCCAACAGGACATAAACAAGCAAGAAGCCGCTTCTATCTCCGTATTCGTGGCCGGGTGGCGTCCGTTCGTCGGTTGGGTATGTGGTGTGGCATTCGCTTATGCCGCCATTGGAGAGCCTATGGCGCGGTTTGTGGCGACCGTCTTTTATCACTACACCGGGACATTCCCGCAGATCGATACGGCGCTGACCATGCAAACTCTGTTCGGCCTGCTTGGGCTTGGTGCCATGCGCTCATGGGAGAAGGGAAAGGGCGTGGCAACTAAATAGCACTCCACCTTTGAATGCGTATGTGGTTCATTTATCATCCCCTTTGTAATATTCTTCCAGTAAATTTTTTCTAGGTTCCAGCCCAAGCTCTTTGCATTTCACCTCTGCCTCGATCTGCCAATGCCCGCTGTTCTTTGGGTAGGCGCTTGGGATTCCACAGGTACGGATACGAAATACATCTAGCCCTGCTTTACTTACTGCATTCCAGAAGTCCCTGTGGTGCGTAAGTGGAACATAAAAAGTTTCTTCCAAGCCCACATTCATTGCTTTCACAGGCCCTACCCCTTGATCCAAGGCACATGCGTTCTACGTTGCGCTACTGTTCCTATTGGGTGCCAATACCCACCTTCTTTATTAAGCACTAACGACTCAAGCACATCTCCGTTTAAACGTAGCTCACTGTGAATAAAAGTAATTTGGTTCATTTCTTCACCTTCATTGATTTCTTTACCGCATCATTAACTTCAAGCATTGATGCCACTATCTGTTGCAGGTGCGATAGGGTGTACACCCCCGCTTCCAGCTTTACACGCGCCTCCCCGTAGGTCTTATACTCATATTTAACAGTCTCCGTTTTCATTTCTCATTTACTCCTACAGGTTTGACAACAAGGTTTCCATTAGGGCTTACAACGAACTCATATCCGTATCGAACGTGCGTGTATTTGTAAGGTGCTTTTGTGTAGTCTTGTGCAGCGTACTCCGGTTCATCAATCATCTTGGTCACGCGACCTTCTTTAAATCCAGTCTTATGTGCGTCATACCAAGATACTTCCCATGCTGTTTTAAGAAGAATTCTATCGAAGTACCACCCAAAATTATTAAGTTGGGTAACAAAATTGTCCCACGCTTTTTCTTTAGTCATTTCTCTTTGCTCCTCAGTATTTGAATTAGGCACCAGATAGCACCCAGTGCAACCCACGCTACGAACGCATCAAACAAGTCCATTACTTACGCTTTTCGGCTGCTTCAATGTCGCAGGGCCGGCAATACTCGCGCAGACGCGTGATCTCGTCCTCAAGTTCAGCTACCTTCAATCCGGCCATGACAATTTCGCCGTTGCGGTGGGCGACAAGTTTTTTCATCCGGTCAATCTCCAGTAGCGCCGCATTCATGTTATCCCTCTCATTCTGGAACATCGTTCGCCATTTCAGGGAGTCGGCTGCGTTCTCGCTGACCAGCTTTTCGAGTCTGTCAATTTCACGATCTTCATCTGACCATGAGCTATCACTTGTTTGCATGCCAAGCCTCCATAAGGTCGTACACTTTTTGAGCAATTCTTTTTTCTATTGCTTCAATCCCTGCGTTGCCCAGAACGCTATCCAACGAACGCAGGGTGTATGGGTTATTGGGATTTTCTATCCCACAAGAAAAAGATATGTGTGTTCCGCTATCCCAATTTGATTGCACTATTACGTTGCCAAGTTTTATCAATTTATCTCCTTTATCGCAATATTGAAATAGGTTTTATCGCAGAGTTCTCTATGCAACTCCAAAGAATCGTGCGCTGAGTCCCACCACTTACTAACTGCGGCGGTATCTTTGCACGACAGCAACAGACATTCCAAATTAAGGGCAAGGCGTTTAGCGTTGGCTTCCCATACGTCGGATTGATCCTGCACAGTCTTTAACGTGGCGTCGTACAACTTCTCTGCGCCACAAGTCGCACATACGAACGGCTGGACAAACTCGTTTTTGCATGACGGACATTGGCTCATAGCAACGCCGACCGCGACCACGACCGCGACCACGACCGCGACCGCACCCCCGACCCCGACCGCAACCACGACCCCGACCCCGACCCCGACCACGACCCCGACCTCGACCCCGACCACGACCACGACCCCGACCTCCACCCCCACCTCCACCAATCATATCCTGTTCTTAGACTAGATTGAATCATA